AAATAACTGCGGTCGATTTGTCGACAATTGATATGAATTTTGAACAGTTTGAGCTGGGGTGCTGGTATCGTGTGGTCAACCCTCTTATGGGGATTGACGAAGATTTGCGTATAATCGGTATCACTATAAATCTTGACAGCCCTGAGCAATCGGAGCTGACATTTGGTGACAAATTTGAAACCATGACAGGGTTCATGACCGCAAAAACCAAGAGTCTGCAGACCGCTATTGATAATAGCGAATTCAGAAACAGACAGGTGATAGACAGTAAAATCGAGAATGCCACAAAGTTGATAACAGGCGCAGAGGGCGGACACGTCATTCTTGACCCGTCAGAAAAGCCAGAGCGCATTTTGATTATGGACACGGCTGATATAAACACTTGCAAGTCCTGTATTCAGTTAAACAAAAATGGGCTAGGTTTTTGGAAATCGTCGGACGGCGGGTCGGCTAAAACTGGACCGTACACAAATGCGTGGACCATCGACGGAAATTTGGTGGCTAGTTTTATAACCGCCCTGACCCTGACAGGGTTGAAAATCAACAACGGTTCAGGTACCTTTTCGGTATCTGAGGACGGAACAGTTGTTGCCAATAGACTGTCGTCAAAATCAGCAACTATTACAGGTGGAAGTATTAACATTCAAACGTCTAGCCAAAATACCAGTGCAATTCAGTTGTCACACAACGAGTGGACGCTGAAAGTCAGTCCGCTGGAGATACGCATTGATAACAGCACGATCGGCGGTCATATCGTCCTGCAGGCTGGTGCCATGTCAGGCTATTGGAATAACGAATTGAAATTTTCACTAGATACAAACAGTGGTAACATATCAACGTACACAGACAGCGGTAAAAAAGTGTTTACAGTTGATACCAATAACAGGGCGATGTACCTGTATAACGAAAATGAAAAAACCGCAGTGCAGTGCTACGGCAAAACAGGTGATATCATGTGTAACAGTGTTACTACGAAAAACCACACACTAGACTAGGAGGGATAAAATGGCAAATAATGTTGATTTGACAACGGCAATCGAAACTGTCCGAAACGCATTTTACGGCCGTGATGTTCGTCAGGCGTTGGTTGACGCATTGACGGCAACGGAGCAGGCAGTAAATGACCTAAACCAGAATAAAATAAAAAGCGGTACAATTGAATACACACTGGAAAAGGCAGCTTCAAGCGTGCAAATACCGCTGAATTTGGATTTTGTGCCGAAACAAATTTGCGTGTCACTGAGGGATATCGGCACGCCTAGCCCATTTCAGAACTACTGCACCCATGTGCAGGTATACAAGGGTGCATATTTCGCAGTGGTCTGCATGGGTCCTAGCAATGGCGCAACCACTGTCAACGTGCCTGCAGGAACGTATAGCATAGACTACATAGCAATCGTATAAAAGGGGGTGCAAAAATGGTAATCAGACTAGACGAAAATTATAACGCAATGACATCAACAGCCCTTTTGGGCTATGTCGGCGAAACTAATGCTAGACCCGTGTCGGTTGAAGGGCTGACAGTAGACGGCGCAGACCGCTATGTATTGACGATAGACTACGGCGACGGCGTTCAGTATGAGGTCGATATCACAGGCGGACAGTGGACGCCAACCGCAGATATACTGCGTTCAGCGCAGACAGTCAGCTGCCAGATAGCAGCGAAGAAGCTGTCAGGTGATGAGTATATTTTAGTTAAAAAATCACGCATATTCCGCCTGAGAATAGGTGCGGCAATCGGTGATAATGCTGTGCCGTCACCTGACGTGGCTATGGACGCACTTGACCGCATAGACGCCATAGGCAGACAGGCACACGCAGATATGCAGACAGCCGTCACCGCCGCAGAAACGGCAACTACAGCGGCTGAAAACGCAAAAAAATCTGCCACAAACGCAGGAGTATCAGCCGACACCGCAGAACAGGCGGCAAGCCGTGCTGAAACCGCAAAGACAGCGGCTGAAACGTCCGCAGCACAGTCAGAAACCGCAAGGCAGGGTGCAGAAAACGCACGTCAGCAGGCGGTCAAATCTCAGAATGATGCCAAGGTATCCGCAGCACAAGCATCAACGGCAGCACAGCAAACCGAAGCTGACAAGACAATAACGGCAGGCTACGCTAAAACTGCAAAGACGGCGGCTGACAGCACTACGGCAGACAGACAGGCGGTGCAGACGTTGGCAGAACAGGTCACGGCTGACAAGGCGACAGTGGCAGACCATGCCGCACAGGTCGCAGAGGACCGCAAAACCGCTGAAACCGCTGCGCAGACAGCACAATCCATAGCTGATAGCCTGCCAGACGACTATGTAACAGCGGTCGGGAAAATCGCAGAGAACACGGCAGACATTTCTGCGGTAAAGCTGACCGACAAGGAGTTGCAAAGACGTGTAAACGCACTGTTTGACATAGGTCAGGGTGTGACACATAGGTTTGAAACGGACACAGATACGGCATATCAGAAAACTATTCCTACAGGGGCAAAGTTGATGAGCGTGAAGTCTGTGGGTGGTAGGTCTATCGTGTGGAATCAGTTATGCGATACTGTTTTAGATAATTTTTCTGACACCGTCAGTGCTGTATATCACGAATACGGCATTTGTAAATTTACAGCAAACGTTGGCGATAAAATATGCATTTATTCTGGGGGTATTAATGGCACATACGCAGCTAATGGCGCATATGTAGCAGGATTCATAGGTTCGGCGTATATTGAATTTTTTGGGAAACAAATCGTGCAATGTACGGAAAATGGGAACTGCATAATATATTTGCGATTGAGGGGAGATGGAAACACATATAGCAATGTTTCTGTTCGTCCTGAATTTTTCAATTTAACAAAAATGTTCGGCGCAGGAAACGAACCCACAACTGTTGAGGAATTTGAAGCCATGTTCCCAGAGGACTACTACCCATATAATGCTGGGGAAATAGTCAGCGCTGGGGTGACAGAGGTCGAATATGGGCTGTTTGGCAGAAATTTGTATAATCATTCCGAGCTTAAAAAAAATGGCTATGTGAAATTTCACGTAGTCGGGGGACGTCAGTTATATAGAAGCAACACATTAGGGCGGACGGTAGAATGGACATTGTTTAGCAAAACTGGCACAAAAATTGGAACCTTTGAAGATTTGAATTTTAAATCAGGAACAGCGTTTAATTTGCCAGATAATGCAGATTATATCATTTCCATAGACACATATAGTGCCAATGCTAAAACATATATTGGGTACAATCCTGACACAACATATGTTCCGTACGATGACGGATTGATTGCCTACCCAATCCCCGAAGCTATCCGCAATCTGCCTGGATACGGCATTGAGGGGAATGTGACAGACTATGAAACTAAGACCTACACGCAGAACAACATTATTGACGGAACAGAGGTCAAGGCATTAGATACACCAATCGTCACCGATATTTCAGCCCTAATACCTGATGATTTTCTGCGAAACGTAGAAGTTGAAGCAGGCGGTTCAGTGATTTTCAAAAACAGCAACGACAGCTATCTGATACCAGTGCCGTCAGAAGAAGAGTATATCGTGAAACTAAGTGAAGTAGGAGGTACAACATGACAAATTTACAGAAAAAAATGGCTGACAAGTTAGGGTTATCCACCGAAGACTTTCAGCCGAAAAAAGCCACAAAGGTGGACGAGTTAGAAGCACAGGTGCTATACACCGCACTAATGACCGACACGCTGATCGAGGAGAGTGACGACAATGTATAAAAAGGTCAAACGTTTGTACGATTTAGGGCTGTACACTGCTGAACAGGTCAAGGATTTTGCTGACAGGGGCAAGATAACCCCTGAGCAGTATGAGGAAATCACAGGGCAGAAATACGAAAGCGAGGTAGTAAAGTGAAGTACATAATAATGCTGATGATCGTGATAGGGCTTGCACTGGCTGATTTTGCCACTGGCTGGATAAAAGCCTACTGCAAAGGCGACGTCCGTTCATCGAAAATGCGCAAGGGCGGTCTGAATAAATTGGCGGAGATAGTCGTCATGGGTGTGGCTATCGGTTCGGAGATAGGTTTTGAACAGCTAGGCCACTACTACGGACATAGCGAACTGGCAGGCATTGCAGGAACGATAACCGCACTAGCTGTTTTCGGCTATATTTTTGCCATGGAGATAGTTTCCATACTGGAAAACTATGGTGAAATCAATCCGCAGGCGCACTGGA